CAGGAATGCCAGAGGCGCCCATGCGAGGTAAAGACCATAAGTGAAAAGTGTTAGTGCGATGGCGGTTAAGCCATATTCAAGCCATTGCATTGGGTCTCCTAAAAAACAGTTGGAGCCCGATGACGATGGCGATTCAAAATCACATTGACGTCGGGCAAAGGTGTCGGGCGGTTCATACCCGGCTGGGCTAGTTGTATCTGACCCAGTTCGGACTGAATCGAAATCGCTCGATCAGGAATGTTCGAAACTTGTTCGAGCAGATGGTAGCGAGCAAGAGTTCTTGCACACCATCTGATGTCATTGGGAGCGTAAGTAGATGAGCCGTATTCGTATTCGAGAACAACATTGTTCCCTGCTTCGGTGTAAGCCCAGACCGCATCTTTACGTCTCATGGTGCCATCTTGGAAAAGAGCAGTGTTTGAAATCTCAGTTGCAGTTAGTGCAGTACCATCAACACTTGCAGCGAGAAGAGTGGTTGGGAACATCTTCGTGCCTTTGATGATCTGAGAATCAGTTCCATTCATCGTGTCCATCTGATATCTCTGGACAAAAGGAGCTCCCACATAATCGTCAATGATCTGTTCTGCGTAAGTAATTGCATCAACTACATCTGCTGCTGGGAAGGTTCCTGTCTCCCCTGAAATGGAATCGAGACCACGGACTTCGGCAGGGGTTGTGTAAAACCCCCCAACGACCTGAGTGGTCGTCTTAAATTCCATGGCAGATCCCCAAGTACCAGACCAAGTTGCGGTGAGTTCTTTTAAGTTCGACTGTCCCGCTAAAGAGTAGGTGTAAATACCTGTCCCGCCTGAAGAAGTTGCAGTGCCTGAAGCAACAACTGTTGTTCCTGCACTATCAACTATTCCGATTGTTACTGCACCATCAGCATCAATGGCAGTTTCGCCAGAATAAAAGGTGCAAGAAAGTGTCTCAGCAGAGTCTCTAAGAATTAGTCGGGAGTCGGATGAAAGGTTGGCGTAGTAAGCCAAGGTGACTCCTAGTTAGTAGCGGTCTCGACGTCCTTGGTTTCGGATGCGGTCTCAACCTTCTTCTTCCGAGGGGCGGTTACCTTCTCGGCGATGCCAGCGTCAACAAGACGTTGAGCATCTTTTGAATCAGACCAGTCGGCTTCTTCGCCAGCAGCAAAAGAACCTTCAGAGCCTGAAATAGATTCAAGAAAACGAATTTTCATAATTCTCCAATTGATAAGTGCAAAGCCGAGAGCCCGAAGGCTCCCGACCATGCAAAGAAAAGGTAAGGACTAAGCCTGTACCAAGTGACGAAGTGCATTTGTGTCTACAATGCAACCTCCACCACGGGTGATAAAGCGAACGCTAATAGCGTCAGTCGTCCACTTGTCTGCGTTTGTTGATTCGACACGGACACCGCCAGCAATGCGAGCGAAGTATCCACGTTCGAAGTTACCGAACACAATGGTTTTCTTACCTGTGGCTATAGCGTCCATGTTTGGATCGGCGTATACAGGGTGACCTAATAACTGGTCTGGGTTACCAGCACGAAGACCACTCTGCCAAAGGTAGTTAGAATTTCCATCGACGAGTTTCCGAATCGCAGCTACGGTGCTGTCTTTCATAACGAAAGCAGCGCCTTGGCGATATGGATTTGTAACTGAGTGTTGAAGATCAATCAACTCGTTAGCAGTAATAGCAGTTGCGCTTGCTGCGGTTTTACCAGCGGTGCAGTTAACAAAGCCCTGAGGCTGAGATGAACCTGTACCAGTTGACCAACCAGCGGACAATGCACGACCTACTGCTGCTCCACCTTGGTCAGCAACGAAGTTCAATACGTTGAAGTTTCCAACGCCATTGTCTTCTGCTAATTCAGATGCAACATCTGTGATCGCTGCGTATTTGTATGTTGACAAAGTGCTTTGTCCAAATGCAGGATCGCTCTCCCCAATTGTTCCAAGAGAAGCAACCAGCGCCCCAGAACTATATGAGGTAACGGTGGGAATTAACATGTCCTCCCCACTCTCGGTTTGTAGCAAAGTAGCGCCAGCTTGAAGTGCTACACCTTCCTCGGTGAATTTTTCTACTACACGGTCATAGAGAACATCTGTAATTAGATTTCCTCCCGCGCCAGCAGATCCACCGGACAAGTCTCTGGCTTCAAAACCAGATGTGAAACCACGGATTTCACCCCGTAGTAATTGACGAAACATTTCGTTGTCGTCTGTTTTTTCTACAGCAACTTCGCCAGCAGGTGCTGTGAGATCGTTGTAAGAACGGAAGTCTTCGAGGGCATCAGCAGCTTCCTTTTCACGATTGAGGTGTTCCAATCCTGTCCTGATCTTTGTATCAAGACCATCGATTTGGTCATTCAATCTTTGGAATGTCTGCTCCTGCTCGCCACTAAATTCAGCACCATCGACTTCATCGACGAGTGTCTGCAATTCATTGACTGCATTTTGCCTCTCCTCGAAGGACTTCTGAATGTCATTTGGATTCATTAAGAACTCCTTTAAGAGTGTTGTTGGATGGATGGGTGATAGTGAATTTCGTTCGGCTATCGGATACCCCAAGAGCGTTTGACGACAGAGTGAGTTTCGCTCGGCTCCGTTTCGTCTTCCTCATCTTGAGGGTCGAGGACACTGCGGAGATCATTTCTCTCGGCAGCATCAACAAGAATTTCTAGATCAATTGATCGCTCTTCAGCGAGTGATCGAAGGCTTGCTTCGGATGCACTATAGGCAGGGAAAGTCACAGGACTCACATCTCGAAGTCGGACTTCAGTAAGTGTTCGAAGTGGATAACCGTCTTCGGTCTCTCCCCACTCGTCACTGATGGTTGTGAAACCAAAAGATGATCCACTGATGTCACCTCTCTGCAATAGTGCAGCGAGATCCCTACCCAGTTGGGTATTCGGTAGATCAATCTCGTACCTAAGTCCCTTTTCATCTTCTTCCATTCGAAGCGTGCCTGACTTGGAGCGTCCAAGTACTTGATCTGCGTCGTGATTAAATAATGCACGTACATCTGCTTCTTGGATTGTCTTTGCGAAAGTTCCCTGAGCAACTCGCTCAACGAAACCTCCCAAGTTCTGACTCAGGCGATTAAACACTGAGGCGTATCCAATAGCAGTCATGGTGTTTCCTTCTTCTCGAAGTTCCACACCTTCTGTTGCTGTGCGTCTTTCAAAGTTCATGTGGTGATCCTTTCGAGATCGGGTTCGTACAAGTCATGCCACCTGTCTATGTAGTGGTGCCAAGACTCTGGTCTTCCAGCTGCCTCGGCTCGAGCATGACAAATGTCCCGCTCGGTATAAACCAAACGAGACTCGGTAATAACTGAAGAGAGTTCAGTTCTTTGAGAACGAGTTGGCACCCCAGCCTGAATGATTGCTCGGGTGGAGTGCGAACTCTGGAGTTCCCTAAGTAGTGCGTCCCACGCAGCATGAACAAAATTAGAAAGGTTCAGGTCGTGGTCGTAGAGATCCAGTCCAGAGATTCCTCTGTAAAGCAGATCCCTGTCGAGTATTAAGTCCCCTCGTTGTGCCAGTTCATTGGCGAGAGTTGTTTTTCCTGAGCATGGTGCTCCGTAGACCAGAATTACTTCTGCTCTCTGGTCTGCTTCAGCTGCATAAAGAGCTGCGATCTGTTTGTTCGCATCATCTTCACTCTGGTGACAACCCATGAGAGTGCCATCGGAATCTTTAGTGACTCCGTAGCCATCACAATCAGGATGAGTTTGTGTAACTGAATAAGGCATGTGTCCTCACAAGACGAGCATCTGTGGCTCGGCAATATCTTCTTCTCTCCAAGTGAGAGCAGTGTGGTAAGCGATTAACGAAGCAACCGCTATGTCGATCTTCTTGGTCGAGCCTCGACGATCTTTTGTGATGCGTGCTCCTCGCTGATCTTCTCGCAGAATGCAATTCTGAAAATGGCGAGTCATTGCTGCTTGTCCACTATGGGTAATTGTCTCGTCAACGATGGCGTCATAAAGAGCCTGCGTTGCTTGAGTCATCCTTTGAACTGAACCTGTAGGAAACTCCAGAATCGGGAGACCCTCTTCAGAAAGGTTTTGTAGAGTTTCTTCAAACCTCCATGGGTCAGCTGCCATGAGAATAACGCTGAAGCGATCAAAAGCATCGTATAT